TCTTCTATAAAAAAAAGTAAGTTATCTCTATCAACAAGCTCGTTTGCGGTAACGGCAGCAGAATCATTACTTCTTGACTGTGAGTTAAACTTTAAAGCGTAACTAGCAGCTTGGGCTGTATAATCAGGAGTATTAGGCATGTTATTCTTTCCCTTTAATTAGTAATTGATATATTCTAACAGCAGTATATGCAACAGCTAAAACAAGAGATAACATTCGTAATCCTTGCTCAACTTCAGCCATTGTAGAAAGCATTACTGCCCCCCCATTTACTGCGGTAATTTCTATAGAGTCTTTTATTTTAGTTATAGTATCGTTCATCCTTCTTATTTATGGAGGTGTATCTATTCATTTTACTTCCGTAAGCTAAAATCCCTCCTAGCCTTACTACGTTATCTCCATTTATGTGCATGTCATTTTGAGAAGACTCATACTCAGGATAAACACCTACGTTTTCGGTGTCATCTAACCACTCCATCATATCTTTTAAGAGTATCTCAGCCTTTCTAAAAGTATCATCTTTAAGGACAGCTAATTCAGAAGAATCAGCAGCGTCACTCCAATCGTCATCATTAGTAACTATACCTGAAGACGTTGTATTGTATTGCATGTCATTTAAGACTTCATACTTAACGTAAAAAGATAGACAAGGCAATATGTAGTTATTTAAAAGAGTTATCTCGACAGCTTGTAAACTTCCTGCGTGATGCTTTTTTCTTAACTCTCCCCAAAAATAATCTCCTAAGTGAGGTTTAAGGTGCGTTAATTCAGCTATAAGAACTATGTTGTCATCAATTATAGAGGAGTCCATATTGACGTTAGTCATAGCTTTTAAAACCACTTCATTAGCGGTTATAAGATTGTTGTATTGTCTATAATCTGTTTTAGCCATTATCCTTACCTTTTAAGTCTTCTAAATAAATATCTTCTAAGTCTGGTCTCTCCTCTAATCCTATCAATGCCCGAAGCTCGTTTACGTCAGCTATTTTAGTAATATCAATATCTGCAGCAAAACCTATAGGGGATTCGAATTGAACCTCTAAAGATGAAGCGTCAGTTTTTAAGACTTTACCTAAAGCGTCACGCATAGGCTTGAATACTTGCTCTATAGTGTCTTGAATAACTGTCCTCATAACCAAGTCGTAAGAAATTCTAATCTCACTACCTGTGTTATTCATTTTACCACTAGAAACAATACCTGAAAGAGCGGGTTGCCATCTGTGAGCTGTAACTATATTATTACGGGTAAGCTCTTGGTATTCCATAAAGCTACCGTCTTTGTCATCTTTAAGTATCTGAACATTAGCACCTCCACCTGAGCCGCCTCCGTCTTTAACTAAGAATAATATCTTTCCGTTATTACCTTCTCCCGTTAATTTGTCTTGAGCTAAAGAAATTAATTCCTCTGCCTCATCGTCGCTCATAGAGCCGTCTATCTCAACGATAGCTGAAGGCATAAAGCCATTCTCAAATTTTGAACGATTGTATTTTTGTATAAGATAATCTATCTCTATAGAGCCACTTTCAGCCGCAGCTATATAATCAGGAATACCATATCTTTGGAATCCACTTTCGTAATCCTTAAACATAAGAACAGACCGCCCATTCTTAAAGTTAGGGAACATAGGAATCTTACGAACCTCTTTATCCTTAACGTCATAGTGCGCCCAATCAGGATTAACATAAACAGAGTCCATGTTTTTACCTACACGAACCATTGTTGAGTCAACGTGATACATATTGCATCCACCCTCGTATTCAACAAATTCAATGTATGAGTTTCCAAATGTGTAGAAATCATCTACAACTAACCTAAAAAGGTTTCTTAAAGACTGCCCTGAAGGGTTAACCTCCTTTAAATAGTCGTTTAATTTTGCGTTTATGGTAGTTATTTTACTACCCGCTGTGTAAGTTGCTTTTTGAGAAAGAATAGCTCTGTGTGTGCTTGACTTTCTTTTTAACTCAGCAAGATATTGAGGGAACAAATTATCATCCCCAAATTTATAGAACTCTTTTGAGGTTATATTGTGTTGTCTCTCTAATATGTTAGGCATAGGAGCTAAGTTTACTATAACAAACTTAACTTTACCCGTTGCTTTTTGCCTTATAGTTTTAGATGTCGCACTAGCTACGAATCTTCCGTTGGAATCTCTTTTTCTTTCAGCCAAAATTTTACAAGTATAATGATTACACAAATATAAGAAAATTAAGGGGGTACTTCCGTAGTTTCGCCCCTTAATCTAAATATTATTACGCTTTAACTAAAGGTAATCTACCTTGAATTGCAGTAAAAGTTAACGTAACGCCGTTAGCGTCTACTAAAGCCGTTCCTGTGTCCGCTTCAATCCCCGTTAAAACTAAAGGATAAAGAGTTGTAGTTCCTGTAGAACCATCTCCTGAACCAAGCTCAGGGTCATATCCAACTAAATACGTAACATCGCTGTACATTTGAACTAATGCGTTTAGAGGTGTTCCTCTCATATTCTCCAAAGCAACCAAAGTTGTTAGCTTCATATTCGGAACGTACCCTTCTATTGTTACTGTATGCAGCATTAATCCCTTGTCTTGAGACGAAGAAATCTTCATGTTTGCAGTTTCTTTATCGAAAGATATTACTACTGCAGTACCTCCTTGGACTATACTCGAATCTGCTACAGTTCCGTTGGCTGCTCCAGTGTCAAATAAAGTTGCAGAAGAATACTCTGCTAGGCTTAATGATTTAATTCCACCTTTTACAAAGTGGTCAGTATTCACTACTGTTATTGCTGATAATGCCATTTTATTTTTTTTTAAAAGTTATAAAAAAAGGGAGCGGAGCAGAACCCCAACTCCCTTTAATATTAATCATTATACTGTATACTATTGGTGTAACGCAGTAACTGCTAGTTTAGCATCCATTAATTGCGTACCGCACTTGTATCCAAATCGCATTCTGTATGCTTTTTGGTCTTGAGAATACCAATTTTCAACTGAAGCATTGTCAAAGTCAGTACCTACAGCAATAGCTCCGTCAGCAACCATAACAACACGACCTACTGAATTAGCATCTGTAGCTCCATCAATTAAAGCGTGGTCACTAGCAATGTGTGAATCCCAATCTCTACGAACAACAATAGGAATACCATCCCAAGTTAAGTTTGGAGTTCCATCTTGCAATACCATGAAAGACTCAGAAATACCTTGCGCTCTTAAGTACTTTCTATAAGCGTTAGCTATAACACCCGAAACAAACATTGTTTTAGGTAGCTCTAACAACTCAGGAGTTGCAGCGTTATAAACGGATTCAAAGATACTAATAACCTCAGCGCCTGTATAAACACCTGCTGCGGCTAATGCACAACCTGTTGATGGGCTAGCGGAACTTATATCTATAACTAGTTTTTGACCACTAGCTAATGAGTCTTTAAGAACTTCAAAGATTCCGTCATAAACATCGTAATCAAGGTTTCTACCTGTTGCATCTGCATCACTTCCTGCTGCGGTAGAGTTTACGTTTGCAAACCATAACTGTCTGTTGAAATCACGCTTTACAGCTTGAAGCATAACGCCTGCCATAATTTCTTTGATTACAGTTCCGTCAATATTATCTTTAGCTGTACCTAATTTTAAAGCTTGAGATTTTACTGTAGCAAAAAATACGTTTGCTCTTTGCTCCATTTCAGCTTCAAGATTTCCAACCACTAAAGTTCTTTGAGTGTAAGCAGAAGTCTCAGCGTCTGCAGCAAATGCAGCACCTGCATTAGGAACTGTAATATACTCAGCAGACTGAAAGTGGTCTAGCTTCATGCTTGATTTTACGTCAGGATAAAGCGTAAATTTGTTTAAGTATTCTTGCCCTAAAAATAAAGGCGATAAGAAATACTTCGCCACCTCTTCTTGGTGGTATCCTGAAATGCTTGTACTAATAGCGTTAGCCATAATTTAGTTTTTTAATTTATTATTACTTATTGAAAATTTTGTTTGCTAATTCATCCCAAGCGTCTGGTTTATTAGCGGTTTTCTCTACTATTCTAGGTTCATTCTCAGCTAAAGTAACTGAGGGTGTAGCCTCTAGTTTTGAAATTCGTTGAGTCATTGTCTCAAACTGAGTTTTAAACTCTTCCTTAGATTCATTTGACTTTTCTTTTTGAACACTTAGTTTCTGAGATAAAGAATCTCTTTCTTCAGTCAATTCGTCTAATCGAGCCTTTAAGTCATCTACATTAACAGCCTCTTCGGTTGCTACTGCTTCTGTCTGTGCGGCAGGCTCTGCTTGCGCCGTTTCTTCTGCTTTACCTACTATTAGGCTTTTGATTTCTGTGAACCAATTTTTCATAGTTTCCTCGTTCATTTTACTCTCTGTTTTTATTTCTTCGTTTCCGAAGGTGGTTAATATATCCTCTGCTGTTTTGTTTTCGAAACCACTCATATCGTATTTAGCTACAATATCCATTTTACCCGCAACGCTATCGATAAAGCCCATCTCTTTAGCTTCATCAGCACTAAGCCAAGTTTCAGCATCCATCATAAAGGAAATCTTTTCCTCATCAAGATTACTTCTTTTAGAGTACACGTTAAGCATAGTCGCCTCAACTTTCTCTAAAACGTTTATTTGTCTTCGCATTTGAGACTTATTACCGAATACATTACTCATAGGAGAATGAATCATAAATAAGCTATTAGAGGTCATTTCTATAGTGTCTGCTGCCAAAGCTATCACTGAAGCCATAGATGCCGCTAAACCTTCTATTTTTGCCGTTACCTTACCTGAATAGTTCTTTAACGCTGTGTAGATTGCTTGACCTTCGAAAACATC